CATGGCGTTAGTTTACAAAACGCTTGCGCGTGATATTTTTAAGACGGCAACGAGTAAAGGTTTTTTTCCTGAATCGCGCCAGAATCCGGCCGATCTCGTTGACAAAATCAGCACGAAAATTAAGCGAGAACGAATGTCACTAGATCTGTGGAAAACGCTTTTTGAAGCGGCAGGAAAAGAACAGCCATGGCTACAAAATGCCATGCTTTTAGCAATCGTCACCGGTCAGCGCGTAGGCGACATTTCACGCTTTAAATTCTCAGATGTGCGCGATGATTTTTTATGGATCGAGCAGAGCAAAACCGGCGCAAAATTGAGAATACCGCTCGCACTGAGACTAAACGCGATTGGCTACACGCTCGGCGATGTCGTCTCGCGTTGCCGCGACAATGTTTTGTCGCCGTACATGCTACACAGCACAAACACGAGAGACAAAGGCAAGCCGATAAAGAGCGCTACGATTACATCAATTTTTGCACTGTGCCGAAAAAAAACAGAACTTAAATGGACTGGCGGCCCGCCTAGTTTTCACGAACAACGCTCTTTAGCGGCGAGGCTGTACGCTGAGCAAGGCATAGACGCGCAACGCCTGCTAGGCCACAAAAATGCGGAAATGACGGCGGTTTATACGGACACGCGAGGCGCAGAATGGCTAGAAGTGAAGCTATGATAAAATTATTGCCCTGCCCTTGCGGAAAATTGCCCACAGATATAAAGGTTGTTGATATCGGCCAGGGTTACAAATACGCGGGAGCCGTGCCGAACTGTTGCGGAGAATGGACGATTGAGTTTAGAACCGTTGGCTATGAGCTGGACAGTGAGGCAACAAAAGCGGCCGCTGTTGAGGCGTGGAATAACGCGCCAAGAAGAAAAATATGAAATAGGTTTTTGTGTGTATTGAAGGTCGGAATGAGAATGTTTATACCTGTATTTGAAACATGCAGGAACTCAAGAAGTCTATCGACTGGCGGAAAACGTACAGGATAGGTGCTACGCACGGATAGCATAGACGTGCGATGCAGGTGCAACATAAGTCGCTAGCGACGGTTTGCCGGGGGCCGCGTGGGGGTAAGCGGCGCGACCTTCAATACACACACGTTTTTATTTAGTTTCGGGAAAATTCCCGGAAAATTCCGACAACTGAAAAACTTTTATTGCATAATCAATTACTTGCAATCGAGTCTAAGTTCTATCCCTGAACCTGCAATAAATCTTGTTTTTCTCTTTTGTTTTCAAATGCTTGTGAGATTTTCGGCGTAGCGTTTAACGTCGAAAACAGCGCACTTAACGGCGTTATAAATCAATAACATACGCAAGCATTCCGACAACTAATCGATTTCCTTTCCGGCAAACTTTCCGCGCAAGACTTTTTCAAATTTTTCTAAATTAACCCTTGGCCACTAGGCCGAATCGGCCCAATAGACGGGAAATAGACGGGATTTAGGCGTGAGACGGGGCAATGGCCTGGATTCTCTGCTTCGACCAAATTGAATTATACTGTCGTTATGGTCGACAACATCAACAACCCCACCCACTACACCGCGCATCCCAGTGGCATTGAGTGCATTCAAATCACTGAGCACATGCCGTTCAACCTCGGCAACGCCATCAAGTACATCTGGCGCGCCGACCTGAAACACAATGCGCACCTGGAAGACCTAAAAAAAGCGCAATGGTATCTTGCCCGCGAAATCCAGCGACTTGAAGGACTGAACAACGGCAGAGAAAACCATGCTTGAAGGCTTTTTTCGCTACGGCGTCTATGCGCTGTTGGCCTTCCTCGCCTGGCAGCTTATCAAAATAGGGTGGAAAGGCATCCCACCCTATGATGACGATGACGATTAAAACGTCCCGCGAATCTCCCTTGGCAGACGCTTCATCAAACGCTCCTCGGCGCTTGTGTTCATGTTGCGCAGCCGGCGCTTGATCTGGCTGTTCTTGATCTGAATCACCTGATCCGGGTTATTGTCGTTCCATTCCTGCAGTTCCTCCATGATCTCGTCCAGTAGATCGTCATCGCCATCCTTGATGGCCCTTGCCATGCGGTCAACAAATCCGGATTCTTTCTGCTGATGAAAGCGCGATTCCTCATAATAGATCGTGTTGCGCCGCTGTTGCCTCGCCACCGTTGCAGGCTGGAAGCCAAAGAGTTTGCCGAACGACTCAATCTCATCGATATTCGCCGTCAACTGGTGGCGCGAATCCGTGTAAGCGCCATCGGTAAAGCCCTCAATGCCTTTCAGCGCCGCCTGAATCGCCTTCGGCATCACTTGGTAGGCGGCCATACCTCCATCGCCCTTGGCCAGCGCCTCCGCGCCGCTAACGGCGCTTTTGACCAGACCGCCCGCCGCGCCAAATATTTCCGCCGCGTCTCGGCTCTTGTCGGTATTGCTCGGAACCAGAGCGCCGGTGCCGGGGATCAGATTGCCCAGACTCAAACGCGCCTGCATACTGATCGGCACACCGGGGATTTCCGACGCGCCATACAAGAGGATATCGCCCAAGGTTGGCCCCAGCACATCTCTGGCGAACTGCTCCATTTCCTTCTGTGTGTTCCAGGATCGGCCCGACCACTGCATGAGTGCGTCCAATAAATCCTCCGCATCATCCTCAAAAGGCAGGCCGCGCAAGCCTGTCGCCAAGATCAGCAAGGCGAACGCCACCGCCTTCTGTTTGCCCGGCAAGCGGCCAAGGAATTCCAGGTAATTGACCAGAAATTGCTTGAAGGTAAACAGCGGCGCGCCGATGCCCCGCGCCCAGTTCGGCCGGTTGTGTTTGGCGTAAACAAACTGTGTTTCTTCAACGGCTTCTTTCGCAAAGGCGTAGGGATCCGGTTCGCCCTTCTTTATCGCAATCTCAAAGGCCGCGTTAAACGTGGTCACGCGGTTGTATTGCTCGGCCAGGGTGAATGGTGTGCTCCACAGCGTGATAAAGTTTTGCACGCTACGCGACTGCATGAGTTTACCCGTCCCCAGCGTGCCGCCACGCGCCGTCGCCATCAGGTTGTAGATTTCCTGTGGACTGACCACGCCTTCCTCTTTGGCCCGTTTCAGCGCCGCCAAGTGCTTGGCGTCTGTTGGCGATCGGCCTGTCGCCCACTTCGCCACCGTGGTAGCCGCCAGTGCGTCGAATTGCGACAAATACGGCGTCGTCACCAGGGGTATCTGCGTGATGTTGGTAAAGGCCGACGCGATCGAACCGCCGATGTAATGCAGGAACATGAAATTCCGCAGGCCAGAAAATTCCTCTTGCGGGTTCTGCAGGTAATCGACCATCTTTTGCGCCTGCTGATGCACGTCACCGCGACCCGTATGCCGCCCGTCCTTGGTCTTTTCGATACGCTTCAGCGCCTCCTGCATGTCACCGTCATGCAAATTCTTGGCCGACTGTCGAGCGTTCGAGATCAGGAACGAGGATAACACCCGGCGCAAATCTTCCGAAAAGCCAGGGATCTTCTTGCGGTGAATCAGCCGTTTCATGGCGCTGTTGTTGCTCACCATCTTGCGCAGGTATTCCTGCTGAACCGCATCAGCATCAACCCCGATCTCCTTGCCGAACAGCATCAATGTCTCTGGCGTCATGCCCTTCCATTGCTTCCAGGCGTCGGGGTTCATGATGCCCGACTGAATGGATGCCTTCGGATTGGCGGCGCGCATCAGTCGCTTCATGGACTGAACCTGAGCGTTCGTCTCGAACATGCCGTAGTAGATACGCTTGCCGTTCTCGTCGACGACATCCAGCGTGAACTTACCGAAGCGCATCAACGGGAAATAGCCGTTGTCCTGCAGTGATTGCGACTTATCGGCAATCTCTTTGATCGAATCAACGGTCTTTTCCCAATGTTCAATCGCCTGTTCGATCTCATTGATCTTCGCCGTCAAGTCGTCAACATTCTTGCGCGCCGATTGATAATCCTTGCCGCCGACAGCCTTCAACTGGTCGGCCTGGTCGCGCATGTCTTTCAGCGTCTTCTCGTTCAGGGCCAGATCAGCCCGATGCTGCTCAAGCGTCGGATCAATGATGGCGACCAGCTCGCCCGCCACGTCTTGCGCCGTCTCGTTGGTTTCAAATACGCCCTCGGCGATGTCGCGCTCGATACCGGCGTTTCGCGCCAATCGCGTAATCGTCGTGCGCGCCAGGTCGTCCACCGATTTATTGACCGTCTTGCGCGTCTGGTGGTACAGCGCAATCTGTGTCTCTGAAAAACCCTTCTTACGCAACTGATCCGGCGTGTACGTCTCGTCGTTCAGCGTCCCCTCAAGCACCGCATTGGCTATGCGCTCCAGATCAGGCGCTTTCGCCCTGCCGGTCTTAAACGCCTTTCTCAGCGTATCGGATTGACGCAGGATATCCGGCGCCAGGGATTCGGCCGTAGTCGCCAAAGACGCTGTTGATTCGGCAAAGCGTGTCGCCTCGTCATAGACCGCCTTAAAATCCTTGTTCTTCTTGGCGATGCCGCGCATCGTGCCAACCGACTTCTCCCACAGGCTGATGTTCTTGTCATTGTGGAAGAAATCATAAACCGCATCGGTTGCCGATTGGCGCAGGTCGCGCAGGGAGTAGCGGATGTCGGGGTTGGTTGCTGCGTTTTTGTCTGTCCTCCCCTTCCCCGCAAACTCCACCGCCCGCATAGCCAGCGCCACCGCGTATTCGTCCGTTAGCTTGAACTCACCCAGCCGCCCGGCCAACATCTCGCCGGCCAAGGTTTGGCGAAACCACGCTTTAATCTTCCCGGCAATCTGCCGATACAACATCTTAGCCTTGCCGGAAAGCGAAGCGGGCGACTGCTGCAAGCGGTTGTGCGCTTCCTCGATGAAATAGGCGATAGACTCACTGGCCCTGTGCCGCTCGGCCGTTGCGGCAGGGATGCGCGCCAAGGCGGATTGCGCGGCGATATCACCGCCTTCCGCCAGCTTGGCGATACGGTCAGACAGCGCCGAATACGAATCACCCAGCATCGCCTCCATGCCCGCGTGCTCGCCCAGCTCATGCAGGAACACGCCCACCGCATCGCTTTCGTGCAGATTATCAGCCACCAACCAGGCCGTCTCCCCGTCCCAAAAGCCCTGCGTGTCCGGGGAATGCCGGCCTTCCAGCTCATCGACCGATTGCACCAGGCGCACCAGGCCGGACTTTTCCATTTTCGCTAGACGAAACGCGCCAATCGCCGTTTTTAGCGTATCGCGGATCGTGGCTATTGGCGTGTTGGGTGTTGGCGTGGCGGCGATAGAGGATTGGCCTTGCTCACCTTGCGGAATGTTCCCCATGATAGGCTCATCGGCGCTCACGTCCTCAGCGGCCGGCAGGTTGCCAATGCCCAACGCATCGGCGGCGATATCGAGCTTGGCGTCAGGGATAACCGGCAAACGCGCCGCGCCCAGCATATAAGACAGGGCCGCTTGTGCGGCTTCCTTGTTTTTCCTTGATGAATCGATGCGGCCAATTCTCGCCTGCCACTCCTTCCGCCCCGAAGCGGAACGTGTTGAAACAAGGTCAGTGCCAACACTTTTTAGCGCATCGACCAAGGGTCTCTTGCGAAACTTCCCCGCGCCCATTTTTGCGGCAATCTGAATAATCAGTTCGCCATTTCTATACGCGGCACGGGCCAGGCCATCATCAAATTTGATGACCTCACCTGATCGCTTCAGATAATCTATCAAGGCGTCAGGCTTCTTGAACGATAAGGCCCGACGCTCAGCGGCATCCAAAGACTGTATATTGGAAGGCAATAATACGCCATCGGCAACCCCGCCCGTGCTGTCGGTGAACTGCGTAATCAACCCATCGAACCCGGAAAAGGCGGCCGGCGTATTGCCCACCAGAACGACGCGATTCACGCGCCCGCTTTTGGATTCCTCGACCGCCTGTTCAAAGTCCTCGATAACCTCCTGTCGATTGCTTTCAGCAACAGAGATCAGCCCGCCGTCGCCAATATTGCTGAGTCTGGCCGAAATCCGGTTTGGCTCAGCCATTGCCAAATGGATATCCACCGTCCACTGACTGGCCGCTCGCGGGTTCTTCGCGTTGCCGCTTTTCTTGAGCGAGCCAACAATGCCACTGACGACGCGGGAGGAGGCATTGAGCGTAACGGAAATCGCCTTGCCGGGCGCAAGCTGATCAATCAACGCCAGCGTTTTTCTCTCGGTGTCGCGCTCTCTTTTCAGAAGGCTTTTAAGCGCATCCTCCCCTTTTTTTCTTATTTCCTGCTCGGCGCTGTCGCTCAGTTGCTCACCTTTGCGTTTGGCATCGCGCTTGGCGGCGGCGATCTTCTGTTTTACCTCGGCCCGCTTGCCCGCTGTGATTTCTTCCAGGTACGCATCGAACTTCGCCTCGGTCTTCTTCCACGCTTTATCTACTGCGTAAATCCCTGCGTTGCTCAAGGCAAAAAGGCTCCCACTGGTTCCCAGTGTTTGCCCTAGTTCGTTTTCAATGCCCTCGATAGTGGCAGGCCGCGTTAACAGTTTGGCGTTGACCTCATAGGCGTAAACGGCGCGCTGCATCGGCCTGTCGCCTGTCGCCGGGATGACAACGCGACGGCGCAATGGCCTAGCGTCAAGCGGCAAAACATCCATAGCGCCCACGTTCGCGCCCATTGCCTTTGCTTGTTCGGTAATGTCTCGGTAAGCAGCAAACAGGTCGTTGTAGAATGTTTCCTGATCTTGCGCGTTCAACAAGCCAACGCGCCCCGTTACCTTGTTGATGAAATCTTCTTTGTTCGCGGTGTCCGGCACACTCATCCGCCGCGCGATTTCTTCGTTATTGGCAAGGACTTCCTCAGCCGCTTCCCCGCCCCACTCGTTCATGAAATCCGGCACATCGATGTCAACAGAACCCGATCCCGCGCCGGTGACATTGGCATTGAGCGAGATCAGTTTTTTACGCAGGACAGCGTGCAATCGCGTTTCCGCCGGGATATTCGACTTAGGAAAGATGTAACGCGGAAGGGAGACTTGCCCGGTGCGGTTCACGCGCCCCAGCATTTGCATGAACACATCAATGTTCTTTTCATACTGCGCCAACAGCATGGTTCTTGGCGCACGATCCGCGAAGTGTTCGCTGGCGTGCATCGAAACGCCGGTAGCGCCCGCCTGATTGATGATAACCGCATCAAGACGCTGATCGGCGTCGATTGGCGCATCGATAGAGCCGCCATTGAACCGATCAATGGTTCGCTTGCGTCCCTTTGAATCGGTTTCGCTTTTGGGTCGCTGATAGATCGTGCCGGACTCATAGTCGATACCGTATTCGCGCCCGGTGATCTCGCCAACGCGAAAGCCCGCTTGCTCAATACGCCCCTTGATGTGATCGATAGGCGATCCTGGCGACTCACTGGAAGGGATTTTATTGATAACTTCCTGCACCGCCTGGTATGCCTCAAAACCGCCCGCTGGCAATTCCTCCGGTAAAATCCATTCGTAATGCCCCTTGTCGTTCGGGTCGGCTGAATTTTTGACCTTGTAACGCAAGGTGTTTCGCAAGAAGCGTTCAAACAAATGCTTGAGCGTGAACTCTGCTTTTCCGCCAACGGTCACGCCGCCAATCTCCATCAACTCCCTGAGCGCGGTTTCATTGGTGTTTGACAGGCCGATAACCAACTTCTCGCCACGCTTAAGCGACTCAATCGCATTCTCGGCAATCTGATCCGTCTTGAGCGACGTAAACGCCTGGTCCAACAGATTGTGCATAACACTGGCAAAGCCGGTGCTGGATATTTTTTGCCCGGAGTCTTGACCCAGGGCTGCGCCTAACCCTTCCTTCATCGGCGCAACATAAAACTCATCGAACGAGCGGATTTCAGACAAGGCTTCAGCAACGGCGTCCGTCGCCTCAATATCAACCTCATAGGTGGTTGCCGTATCGAACTCGATGCCTTCAAAACTTTTTTCACGCCGCATCAACTGACCAGACTCAACCAGTAGCGTACTAATGGCTTGTTGCAAAGGAACGCCGCCGCGCTCGAACAACTGCCTCAATCCGATGCCTCGATCAACGATAGCAAGGTCCGTATTGGCGGCATACAACGACATCACTTCGGGTCGTTTGGCCCAGGTCGCCGAGGAAAAGACGGCGCCTTTCGAGTTCCGCAAGAATCGACGAATCAACACCTCACGCGGTAAAAAGTTTTTCCCCCTGGCCGCTTGCCTCATAACTTCTTGTTCTGTCTGGCCTGTGCCGCCCGCATTGTGGCTTTCATCAAGAATGAACATGGCGTTCGGCGCAATCGCCTGGATCAGCCTGTGGCGACTGGTCATCAACGCATTGGTGGTGTTCATTTGATCGTAGGTGGTAAAGATCGAATCAAAACCCGCCGCATCCCAGTTGGCGGCCGCATCATCCATGTTCTTGTTGTGATTGCCCTTTGGCCGAGATAGCGTCTTACCATCGCCAAAAGGCAACGCATTCTTGCCCGTGATATTCTGATTGGTGATAAACGGTTTCAGATCGGTGACGCCGATATCCTGCATATCCCGCATCATATCGACATACAGATTCGGCTTTTCAGTCATGAAAACCGGCACAATGCCCTTTGATCGGGCGTACTTAATCATTGACGCGACAAAGCGGCCTTTTCCGGTTCCGGTTTGATCCGCGATAACAAAACCGCTACCGTTGTCGAGATTGTCAATGGCAAGCGCCAAGGCGTCGATTTGCTCGGCGGCCAGCGCATCGTAAAGGTCATTCAGGGATTTGTATTGCAATTTTCCCTGGACAAACTTATCAATGTCTTTGCCGACCCGCTTCTTCAAATCGCTGAGCGCCCGGTCAATGGCCGAACTGTGCGCCTCCGGCACAAGCGTTCCCAAGGAATCGCCATCGGACGCCGATTTATAGTGGCGCTGGCCATCAGGTGCTTCTTTTGAATGGTCGGATTTTTTTCTGCTTCTTGGCGTATCGCTTACTGTGTCGCCAGACTTCGCGCCCAATCCACCAGGCTTACCGCTTCTTCCTCCTTCGGATTGAGCACCCGTTTTAGTGGAAACTCCACCCCCATCGCCATGAGGTGTTCGATTACCTTGTCCCCCTCGCTCACCACCGCCTCGAACTCCGCCAGTGTTTCCGGTATGGTTTCCATTGCCCCCAGGTTGTACAGTTCCCGACCCGCTTCTCTTGCCGCCTGATCCGCGTCCTCCTCCCGCAGTGCTCGTTGATAAAGTGTGTTCGCCATTGCCAGACGGTATTCCATCATGTTTTGTGGCGGGCTGTTCTCCCGAACGCTTAAGCTCGTCCCCACGCTCTCTGGTGGTCTGTACCAAGCCATTTAATTGCTCCCATTGCGTAATAATTTCTGGTAACGCACTACTCGGCATATCCGCCTGCTGGACATCCAGCGGTGATTGACGCCGGCCCACTATCGTGTAGACATCCACCGGCCAAGCCGCGCCTTGCGAACGGTACATGCTGCCACTTACGGTAAAATGTCCCGACAGATAGAACCATTTTCGGAGTTCTCGATTAAATTTGATGTTCTCCGCTTGCCGGTAATGCGCGGCGCGTTGCACATCATCGCTCAACTTCTTTGGATGCGGTCCCGCTACTATAATAATAGCCTTTCCATCATCCTTCAGCGCCTCCAAAGCGCGAATCACGATACCATGGTCCAACTTTGTGGTTCCGTAAACGGAGCCATCCGGCAAAGTGGCCCGTGAATTTTGTTTGCCGAAGGGCGGATTCGTCGCCACAACATCAACCGGCGTTTCCGGCGTCCATTGCGTAGCGTCATGGGTAGTCACCGCATTGAAGCCCGCCAAGGACAACAGATTTGACCGTTCAGTGTTCAACTCATTGGCGATAGCGGTATCGGCGCTTGAGGTAATGAGCAGCGCTCCGGTGCCTGCCGTTGGATCGTAAACAACGCCAGGGTTATCGACAGCGCCCACCATGCGCAGCGCGGCAAACGACAGCGGCAACGGCGTTGAATAGGCTTGATTGGCTGAACTCAGGCCAACCCGTGTCGCAAAGGCCGGTTGCGATGCCGCCAACTGGTTAATGATCGATTGTCTTTCTTCCTCGCTCACCGGCAACGCGGCAATGCCCCTGGCATAGTGCATCAAAGCCGC